AGTTCAACCTCCGATTTTGTCATGGTCTTTCTCTCGAAGCGATCGGTGGGCAAAAGGGGTTATGTCCAACGCGAATTCCGCCGGGTGTTAGAGCACACAGAAGAAATCCCTCTGGGACAAATCCACATCATCCCTGTCAGACTCGACGACTGCGAAGTGCCGCGCGAGTTCACTCGCTACCAATGGGCCAATCTCGAAGAAGCGGGCGAATTCGAGCGCATCGTCGAAGCCCTTTATCTTGGCATTGAGCAGCGGGGGCTTCCGGTGCCTAAGCCGTCCGCCTCTGAGCCCTTAGCCTCCGAGCCCAAGGTGAGTCCTGAGCCGTCGCCCACGTCTGTGGTCACGCCGCCGGAGGCGCCGCGAGTCGTGACGCCGGAGACGTTCACGAACAACATCGGCATGACGTTTGTGCGGATTGCGGCGGGCCGCTTCCTGATGGGCTCGCCGCAATCGGATGCACAGGCACACAGCGATGAAAAGCCGCAGCACGAGGTCTGGATCAGCGAGCCGTTTTATCTGGGCATCCACCCGGTGACGCAGGGTCAATGGGAAGCGGTGATGGGGAGTAATCCCAGCCGGTTCCAGGGCGATCCCCAGCGCCCAGTCGAGCGGGTATCGTGGGACGACGTGCAGGTGTTTCTAGAACGGCTGAGTGAGCGCGATGGGCGTGCGTACAGGTTGCCGAGTGAAGCGCAGTGGGAATATGCCTGCCGTGCAGGTTCAACAGGGGCTTATTGCTTTGGTGATGATGTAGGGGAGCTAGTCAACTACGCCTGGTATGATGCGAACTCAGGTAACACCACACACCCGGTAGGTGAGAAGCAAGCCAATGCCTGGGGTTTGTATGACATGCATGGTAACGTCTGGGAGTGGTGCCAGGATTTCTATAGTGATTACCAGGCAACTGCAGCAACTGACCCTAGAGGCCCTGATGCCGGCGCCCATCGTGTCATTCGGGGCGGGTGCTGGTCCTACTCCGCGCAGCTCGTGCGGTCCGCGTATCGCGTCGCGCTCGGGCCCGCCCTCCGCGTCGACTACCTGGGCTTTCGTTGCTCAAGTTCGGAAGCAAGCGAGTAAGGGGAGTCGGCATGCGTCGGGTGCGTCAGCAAGCGATAGGCGGAGCCCGCGCCGCAAGCACCCAGAGCGATGGCGACGTCGGGCTGGAGCAGGGGCTTTGGGTTTTTCCTTGTGGCCTCAAGCCACAAGGGCGCTGCGTGAGCAGGGCCGTGGTCTTTGCCCGGCTTGACGGCTGGGCGGCCCGGCCCTCTATACTCTATAGAGCAAGCCGTCACCCGCCACCGCCTAACCGCAGGCATAAGGAGATAGGATGTCGTTTGGCCAGCAAATCCGCATTGCCCGCATGAGCCAGGGGATGACCGCCGCCGCATTGGCACGGGCTGCCCATCTGCATGAAAGTTATGTATCGCGGCTCGAAAACGACAAATCCGGCGCCTCCATTGACGTGTTGTTACGTCTGTGCCGGGTGTTAAAGGTGCGGCCTGATATCCTGTTAGAGTGGGATCAGGCAGGCGATCACCAGGGTTGAAAGGCAAGCCCATGGCCGCCATGAGCCCGCAAGACCTGCTGCGCGAGGGCGGCCCGGCCCAGGGCCGCAAGCGGTTGGCCGCTGCCGAAGCCGTGGCGGCTTTGCAGCGGGGGCCTGGGCCGGGCAGGCCGGGCTCGGGCCGACAGACGAGTCAGAGCTGGGACATACGTGGTAACAAGTGGTATCTAAGTGCCATTAAATGGCACTCAAATGGCAGGTGAGAGCACCTACGTGGAAGCCAGCACAGCCGCCCAAGCTGCGGCGATAAAAACAGCTCGGGCAAGCCATGCCTGACGAAGTCACCGGAGAAGCGGCCGAGCCGAGAAGAGCGGGCTCAGCCTGCTGAAATTGTACCCCACCGGGATCACCGCAGGGGATGGTGCACAGTTTCCGTCCACGATACGGATTTGGTCACCGAATCGGTGGCGTCAACGGTCTGCGCACCAATGCTGAGCTGATTGGCCACGCTTGTATCCAACGGGATGGTCTCGGTGGTGTGGAGCCTACTGCTGACGCGATAGATCATGTTCAACACCAAGATGGCGCGGCTCTCGGGCGCCAAGGTCAGCCACGCCTCGATGTACCAGGGATGCTGCGTTAAGGCAGGCATCGTCATAAGCCACTTGATGCCGCCGTTGAGGCGCAGCCGAAAGCGCTTAATGCCCCCCGTGCCACCCACCCGCCCGGCCACCAGCAGGCGCAGCTGCTCGCCGGGCTGCCACTGGCCTGCGGGCATGTCAAAGCTCCAGATCGGCCTCTCTTCGGTGGTGCCGCTGAGCACCAGGGGCTGCGTGTCCACGCCGTGCAGGCTCAGCTGGCTCGGCGGCAGGGGCGTGAGGGCTTGCAGCTCGGCGGCCACATCGAGGTGCTCGATGGCTCTGACTTGGTTCAGCAGGGCTTGAGGTCTGCTCGACCAGCTCGCCAATGGCTTGTATCTGTGTCACGGGCTCGCCTGCTCGGTGGTAAAGTACTGGGCCACTCGCGTGCCCACCTCTTGGATCTCGGGCATGATCACCTCCAGGCCGCCCTTCTCGATATAGGGCATTTTCGCCTCGCCGCTGTCGAGCGCCTCAGCGTACTGGACGTATGGCGCGGTAAAGGGAGACATGGCGGCGCGCAACTCCTCCACACTGGTGGCGCTTTGCAGGGCGCCCAGCAAGGTGGCCATCGCATGGCCATTGATGGCGGCCATGTCCGAGGTGACGCCCAACAGGCTGGGCAAGTCGGCCACGGTATAGATGCCCCGGCGGGCCATCAGGCGCAGCTCCTGCGGGCTGTACTCCACCGAGTGCGTATTGGGGTCTTTGCCCCACTCCCGATAAAACTCATGGAGATCGGCAACCATCGATAAGACGGCGACCACGTTGCCCTGTTCGTCTCGAACCTTCATCGTTTGGGTCCTCTCCAGTTAAGGGGCCACCGCATCGCCGACATCCCAGCGGCCATTAAAGCCGGCCCAGACGGGGATGCCGTGATGCCAGCCAAAGCCTTGATAGGGCAGGGCGAGGGCAAATTTGATATGGGCGTTGTCCTGGGGGGTGATGACGTCGATGTCGGAGACCACATAGCTGCTGTTGCAGCCGCCAAAGCCGGTGAGCGCGCCGGCATAGTGTTTCCACCCCAGGCCCACGGCATCGGCGCCGATTTCGGGCGAATAGCCCGCCCGGTTGCGGAAGAGATTAAAGGCTAGATGGTTGGCCGACAGCACATTCATAAACGAACTCTGTTGGGTTTTGAACTGGCCAATCCACCAGCTGGTATATTCCCGGCAATCCATTTGAAAGGTAAAGGGGATGGTATTCTGCTCGACCGGCTGGCCTTTGGTCCAGGTATGAATGCCCAGATCAAAGATGGCGATGTGGCTATCCTGGCCGTAGTCGCCCAGGGTGGGATGAGCGAAGGGCCGCACCAGCTCATTGAGGGGTCCCAGGGGCCACAGCCCGAGCTCGGTGAGCCGGGCCTCATCGCCGACGTAGACGACCTCGACAAAGAGCGAGCCGGTGGCGCCGAGCCAGATGCCGTGCCAGGGGTGCCCAAGGCCGCCCTCGTCCCAAGCCATGCGGACGTTTTTTTGGCCCTGGCACAGCCCGTCGAAGTTCTTGGAATCGGGCAGCAGGTTGCTGGCCACCGGAAAGCTGGCGGCGGCCTCCTCGATGAAGCTTTGCACCTGGGTTTCAAGGGTGCCTACCCGGCTGTCCCACTGCGGGATGAGCTGGCGCACCTCCTGGGTTAAGGCATCGGTGGATTGGGTAAGATCGCCGATTTGATCGTTGAGTGACATCGAGGCCCTCCTGCCTATGGGGAAGCTTCAAGCGCTTCGAGCCGTTGTTCCAATGCTCTCCGTTTAACCATATCCAGAACTTCGCGGTGTTGGGCACTGATAATGGCGGTGGCGAGCTGGGCCAGAGGTGCGGTGACGGTCAGATTGAGGTCGAGGTTGACACTTTCGACGGTGATCGAGTCCGGGGGATAGGCGTTGAGGATAAGCTGCTGCGTGAACACGAGCTGCACCAGGGCGGACTTGTAGGCGAGGATGGTGGTCTCATCGGACCAGATGGCCAGCACGGTACTGCCATCGGCAATGACGGCAAACTCGCGCACGTAAAATGCCTCGGGGCCATCGGCCAGGGCCGTCACCGCAATCTCATTGGGGGCGATGAGCTGGCCCTCGGCAATGGGCACCCGGACGATTTCGTTCCGGAGAGCCGTGGCCGAGTCATCGGGCGTCCATCCGGCATCACCCAAGGCGATATGGGTGATGGTCATCTGCAGACCATCGCTGGTGGCATTGAATGAAGCTTGCAACCCCGCTTGAGTGGGGATCACGCTGATGGCAGAGGGCATGGTTAGATCTCCAGAGTCAGGTTGACAACTGCGGTTGAAGCCGCCAGCGGGGCCACGCCCAAGCGGCCCGGCAGGCGCAGCGGCTTGGGCTCGATGCACGCCGTGGCCCGGACGCGCTGCACGGCGGCAGCGGTGCAGCCGATGCCCAGCGTTTTCGTGGTGCGAAAGGGCGGATGGCTCAGATCGACCGCGAGGCTCTTGTGTTGGGTGGCCACGGTGGTGAGGCCCATGCCGGTGCCGGTGGGCACGTGCACATCGAGGTAGAGACACAGATGGCTTCTGGCCGGAACGGTGTGGGCTAGCAGCCGGAACAGACGCTGATAGAGGGCCTCGTCGAACAAAGCAGGATTGCCAATCGGGTCAATGCCGATGCTGAAGGTATGCGGCTCGCCGGTGTGAAAGCGGGCCACGGCGGCGTTGGGGGCGGGCTCGAACCACTCGGTGAGGGCTGCAGCGGGAAAGCCGACGAGCTGCAGAATGCGTTCGACGCTGCCCCGCGTGCCCTTTTTGAGATGGATCGTGAAGGATTCGGCGATCACCTGGCGCTTGGTGGCCTCGTCCCACTGCGAATCCCACTCGTCGACGGAGAGGGTCCAGGCGAGCCAGGGCAACAGCCGGGCCGGGCAGGTCCAGGGGTTCCAGAGGTCGCGCAGCGGCACGGGCAGCTCAGCCGCTCTGGAGGCGGCCTGCTCGATGGCGCGCTCGACGGCAGAGGCGTTTGGCGGCAGCAGGCTGCGGAAGGGGTCACTCATCTCTGTCCTCTTGAGTTGGCGTGACGAAGCCCGGCCTGGGTGAGGGCGATGGGTTGGCTCATGGCGATATCTCCGGAGATGATCTGATGCCGTGGGCACCCGGATCGAGTCGCACGGCTGATTCATATCTATCTGTCAATTGATAGAATGGCATGACCCAAAACAACTGATCTCTCAGGGCCTTGTTTCCTTTAGTTATATCCAGGCCAGAGGTGGGTTCGAAAGGGGCGCTGCGGATGGGATTCCCTTGGACGCCTCGCCGCCTAAGGTCGATGGTACACGCCAGCGCAATCCCCCGGGATGGTTACAACATGGCCAACAGCGCTTTGGCCAGCTCCTGCGGGGTGCTTACCCCCCGCAGCGTCTTGCGCTTGCCTTTGAGCACCAGCTCAATGCGCTCGGATTTGTGTTCGAGCAATTGGTCAATCGCCTCGTCGATCAGGCCGAGCTGGAGCCAAAAAGCGCTCACCGTGTGCACCTGGCCAATGCGGTGACAGCGATCCTCGGCCTGCTCCGCATCGCCCGGCGTCCACGGGCGATCCACCAACAGCACATGCGAGGCGGCGGTCAGCGTCAGCCCCACTCCACCGGCTCGAATGGTGCTCACCCACACCCGGCTCGCCCCCGATTGAAAGCGCTCCACCATGGGCTGGCGCTCCTCCGCCGGCGTTTCACCCGTGAGCAGCTCGCCGCCCAGGGCCTCGTGCAGCTGGCGGGCAGAATCGACAAACTCCGTAAAGATCACGACCGCCTCGCCCTGCTCCAGCAGCGACTCGGCGAGTTCCACGGCCGCCGACACTTTGTAGCGCGATCCCACTTGCCGCAAGATATTGAGCGTCACCAGGGCCTCGGCGTCCGGGTCCACTTCGCCATCCTGAGCCCGCCGCCGGTAGTCGGCCACCCGCTTGGCGATGTCTTGGTGATAAGCCCGGCTCGCCTTCGCCTCGAGTTCAGCTGGCTTGCGTTGCCGGATCTTAGGCGGTAGGTCGAGACAGTCGGCCTTGGTGCGCCGCAAAATCACGTCCCCGGTCTCGGCCGCCAGCTCGTCGAGGTGGGCGGCCCCCGACACGTCCCACACCGAGCCCTTGCGGCCCAGCGGGCGGTTGTAGCCGGCACAGTAGTGTTTGTGATAGTGCAAGCGATCGTGGCTCAGGGGGTGATCACAGGCGGCCAACAGGGGGTAGAGATTAATCGGCCGCCCATTTTTGAGCGGCGTACCGGTTAGCGCCCACACCGCGACGCAAGTCTGAGCTTGAGCTAACTCTAAAAATCCCTGGGTGCGTTTGCTGCGGCTATCTTGGATGTAGTGCGCCTCGTCTCCAATGAGGAGGTAGGGGGCGTGGTCAAGGGGTTTGGGCAGCTTGGCCCAGCTAAAAATCTCGATCGAGACTTCGACGTTGGCCGCCTCTTGAGCCCACACCGAGCGCAGACTTGCCGGACAGACCACAAAGACGCGGCAATCGCGTGTACGCTGCAATGCCTTGGCGGCCACCAGCGCCTCCAGGGTTTTGCCAAGGCCCATGTGATCGGCCAAGATGCCGCCCCGGTAGATGCCACCCTGGCGGTGAGCCAGGAGCCACTCGACCCCTGAGCGTTGGTGATCGTAGAGCGTCCAACCGTTGGGCAGCGGCGCGTCAAGCTGCGCGGCCTCGATGAGGTCGAGCAGCTCCCGGGCTTGCTGGTGGGCTTGGGCTTCCTTGGCGGCTCTGACTTCGGCCTGTTCGGCTTCGAGTTGCAAGCTCACGCCCTCCAGGGCGGGATCGATGACGTAGCCATCGCGCTCGGGAAAGGCGGCCAAAATGGGCAACAGACGCCTGATGGGCCAGTGCCAATGCGGCTTGGGATGCTTTTCGAAGGCATAGTCTTCAATCGAGCGGGCCGTGCGCTGAAAGCCGCCGGTTTTGTCGTAAGGCGAATAGACCGCAATCCGGTCGCCGGCCAACTCAATGCGCCGCTCGGCCGCCGGTGCATCCGCGCCAGCGCCGCGTGGCGCGGCGTCTGCATATTGATGGGCAATGGCCGGCCACTCCGGTACACTCAGGCCACCGATCTCAAGCTGCTGGCGGTATTTGTGCACCATGCGCAACCCGGCTTCGGCGAAGTGCCGGCTCAGCGGCCAGCCGGCCTCTAGGGTCTGGGCCAGCCAGTGGCCAAAGCGCGCATCGAATTTGTTGAACCCCGCGCCATCTTGCTCTGCCGCTCCGTCGCAGCGGTCAGCCAAATACAAAATCGCCTGCTCTAAACGCCGGTCCCGAGTCGCCTCGCGTTTGGCTTTAATGATGCCGTCAAGCTGGTCCTGAAGCTCGAGTAATTGCTCAAGCGAAAGCCCTTCAAGCTGCTCGATCAGCATGGCCTCAGAGGCGACCGGCTCGGGCTGGTCTTGCCCGTCGTCCCAGGCGCGGGCCATCACCAGCAACTGCGAGGCAAAGCATTCGGGCACCCGCACCGCTTTGGTGGGCAGATGGACCCATGAGGGCCGCTGTGGCACCAGATATTCTTTGCGTGGAGCGGGATTGGCCATGAGAGGTCTCATTCCATCTGCGATGTTTACCTTAACTTCATCTAGTGTACGCTCGATAGGTGCTCACGTCAAGTTGCAGGTGTACCCGGAGACAGAGGCGGCATTGCGGCAGGGGCTGGGGAAGGCGAGAGAGCTGGGGTTTAGCGGGTGGGAAGAGATGACGTTGGATGAGGGCCATCGTCTATGGACGCTCTCTGCTCAATTGAGCCCATCGGCTCTGCCTCTGGCCGGACACGGCGCGGTGGCCTGCCAACGGGCCGCGCTTTCCCGTGAGGCTGGACACGACAGAGTGGCGATGGTACAACTCAAACCTCAGGAGGAAGTCCCATGGAACCTACACAAGTGCCCGATTCCGTCCGGCATCTCTTGGTCTTTCACATCGAGCGCATCCGCAGCACCAACGCAGAAATCAGCCGCCTGCGGCAATTTGAGAAAACGTTAGGGTCACCGGGGCGCTACGAGTGGGAATACCGCACGGGCACCTGCCCCAACCCGGAGGACTCGCTCGCCTTTTTCGAGACCTTTGAGACGTTGGCGAGGCAAAACGGCGTTGACCCGCAATCGGTCTATCAAGACTACGGCGGCAAACCCGAGCCGGAGCCGTGGTCTTTGGAGGCATTGGAATGGGTGCGTCCGGGTGACTTGTGCTAGGCGTCGGCTCTGGCTTCGAGCCGCTGAGCCCCTCAGCCAAGGCTGGCAGCGGCACCTCATGCCACCACCCAATGGGGCGGGTGAGGAGACCTCAATCCAATGCTTGTATGGCCGTTGTCGGTGAAGGCAGTAAATCATATGATATTATTTTATGATTGAAATCTCTATATTGTCATCATATGATTAGCTTTTGCGGTCCTTGTCGAGCGCCTGATACAAAAGACGAGAGACCTCATGACATCTCCACCCCTTGCGTGCCCGTCATGTGAAAGCACTCAGGTTCGCACCACCTATGAACGGGAGACCTTTCGGTACGGCAAAGGAAACGACGCCAAAGAGATTGTCGTTGAAGTTCCGGTAAGGACTTGTGGTCATTGTGGATTCCAGTTTACCGATCAGGTTGCAGAAGCGATTCGACACGAGGCCGTCTGCCATGAGCTTGGCGTGATGACGCCACAAGAGATCATCAAGCTGCGCCAAACGTACGGCATGTCCAGAGCCGAATTTGCCCGTCTCACCCGGATTGGCGAAGCCTCGTTGGGCCGCTGGGAAAGTGGCCAGCTCATTCAAAATGCGGCGTATGACCAACTTTTATATCTGCTCTCCTTTGCGGACAATCTGGAACGCATCAAATGCAGAACCAGTGGCGGCCCCTTGCCTCCAATCCCTTCTTGTGAAAGTGAAAGCCGCCGTCGCGAGTTGTTGCCCCTGGCCCGGTTACTGACACACAAACGAGCCGCTTCGAAGCCATCATCCGAGCTGCCACAGTAGGTGTTCCCGTTGTGACATGGAGCTGAGGGGGACTTGCAGGCGCATCCGGAGGCGGAGGCGGGGTTGCAGCAGGTGCTGACTCAGGCTAGAGAGCTGGGGTTTACGGGGTGGGGGGAGATGACGTTGGAGTGATGTCGATCAGCCACGCCTCTTGACAACTTGCCGCAGCCGAGTATGATAGGATCGTGAGTTAAACGAAGTTTAATCCAAAGGAAGGCCTATGGCACGCACCACCAAAGTCCTTGGCTTTTCAGTCCCGCCTGAGGTGGCCGACGCCTTTGAAGCGATGGCACAAAGTGAACAACGAACCAAGAGCGAACTCTTTCGCGAGATGTTCCGCCTCTACCAGCGCTACCGCACGCGGCAAGACGAATCCGATGACGCATGGATCATGCAGGCGATTCGCGAGGGTCAAGACGCACCGCTGAGCGAAGAAGAGCTCCTCCGCGAGAGTCAGGCGCTGGCCACCTACGGCGCGCAACAAGCCCAAGCGCTCGGGTACAAAGACTTAGACAACGAAGACATCGAACGCATCATTCATGACTACCGAAACGAGCAGCGGGCTTAGAGCCGTCCTCGATACCAATGTCTTGATCTCGATCTTCACCAGCCCCCCAGAGCGGCCTATGGTGCAAATCTGGGCCGATGCGGTCCGGCAGCGCTACACGTTGGTGATCTCGCCCGCGATTATCCGCGAAGTGGCCAGAACCCTGCGGCATAAATTCGTTTGGGCCGAGCCCGAGATCGTCCGGCTCATCAAGGTGCTCGCCCGCGTCGGTGAATTGATTACGCCCCAGATGACCCTTGACGTCATCCCAGCGGATCCCGATGACAACCGGATTCTGGAATGCGCGGTGGCTGGCCACGCCAACGTGATCGTTTCAGGTGACCGTAATCTTCGTAACCTTCGCGTCTACGACGGGATACCGATCGTGGTGCCCCGCGACTTCATGCGGATGCTGGGTCTGCCTGAAGCTCCTTAATGCCTCAGGCATGAGGCCCGTGCACTCTGGCTCAGCCCGGTTTTCCTTGTTCGCTTCGAGCCCAGAGGCCGCGGCCGATCGGCCCGGCCCGCTTCGGCGGGCGATGACTGGCTCTGATTCACCTTGGGTTTGCCACCCTCTCTAGGCGCCCGGTTTAAACCCACCCGCGCAGGGCTTTGTAGAGTTTCCACCCGCCAAGCGCCATCAAGACGACCCCGATGAGGGAGAAGGTATACGGGGTGGTGGCCCGATGGAGGAAGTATAGAGGGCCGAGGTCAAAGAAGATGATGAGGCCAAGCGCGCAGAAGCCCACGCCCAGCAAGACAACCGCCAAAGGACTGGTGCAGCGAGCCATCTTGGCTCCAAGGGCGTACTCTGGTCGACCTTGCTGCTGGCGCCGGTTTCTCCGGAGGCGGATGTTGGTCGCGATGTCGTCTCGTGCCTCTAGGGCTTCTTGATGCCGGTGTCTGTGGTAGACGTCGAGTTTTCTCCAGGATTCTCCTCAATACATCCTCTGACTCCTTGCCGGGTGGTGGAACCGAACCCTTGGCATCCTCACACGAGATGCAACCGCTGATCGAGAGGTCGTGAAAAGGGTCTCCACGCCCCTTCGCTGGGTGACTCTCATAAGAGTATCGGTTTGCTGATCGACGTTCTGTGACGGTGCTCACAGAGCCTGAGAGATTCGTTCAGGTGTTTGGTCAATGGCCCCGCTGATGGCTGCCCTCACTCATCTGTGCCCCCCAGGCTGAGGGTGATGTCGGTGTTGAAGGCCACCTCATCCGGTGCCACGACAATATCCGCCGCCGGGCTCAGCAGGGCCACCCGCTGCACCGCCCCCGGAATGTGCAAGGCCGCGTGCAGGCCGCTGATGGCAATGTCATGGCCCAGGCGGTGCTGAGCATCGACATAGCTTTCGATACGGCTGTACGCCTCCTCAAGCACGGTTTGGGTGTCGGGACCCTCATACATATATAAGGCCGCCTCCACTTGATACGGAATGACCACCGGGGCACGGACCGTGACCTGATCGGTCAGCGGCCGGACGTCGTCATGATTCAGTGCCGCATCAACCGTACCGAGCAAGTCCGGAGACGGCGTGCCATCGCCCTGGACGCTGAGCACCGTAATGACCACCTCGCCCGGCGACGGGCTTGCCACATCAATGTCTTTGACCTCGGGGCTGGCCGAGCGGCCGTGAAAGGTATAGGCGCCGATGGGGCCAGCCGTGCTGTAGCCCTCCAAGGCAAGCTGGGTGCGCAGCCGCATGTCGGTGTCATCTTCGCCCTCCAAGCGTCCCACCCCGAGCAGGGCGGCGAGGTGGTCGAGATCGGTGCCCCGGGCATAGGCGAGCATGACGGCACGCGCCGCGTCATTGATGCGTTGCCGAAGCAGCCCTTCGCGGTAAGCCGCGACCTGCACGAGCTTGTAAACGGGATCGCTTTCCACGGTGGCGCTAAAGGTGGGATCGAGGCGCCGCAGGTCCGTGAGCATCTCCTGGGCGATGCGCTCGATATCGATCGTTTCCACCACGCCGGGAACGGCTAACTGGCTGGGGTCAATGCTTTGGGCAATGGCCTTATCGTTGATGATGCTCATCGGTCGCTTCCTCCTACCCTATGATTATCCCCTCCAGAGTGAGGGTTCGGCCATCGGGGAGATACTCGCCTTCGAGATCGAGAGTCAACACGCCTCTCTCGGTGGCCTCGGCGATGCGCACACGGGTGAGGCGAAAGCGGGGCTCCCACTGGCCCAGGGCCTCGGCCGTGGCCGCGTACCATTCGATGGTGCGGTCGGGATGCATGGGGGTATCGACGAGCTCGGGCAGCCGGGAGCCGTAGCTTCGGCGCTGCACCCGGGTGCCGATGCGGGTGGTCAAGATGTCGCGGATCGATTGGCGCAAATGATCGAGGTCATCCAGGGCTCTGCCGGTTTGTGCGTCCATGCCTCTCATGCTTTGGGGACCTCCGCTTCGAGTTGACAGACATAGCCCGAGCTACTGAGATGATGCTCGACGCGGGTCACGGCCCAGGTGCCATCGACGCCTTGACGCACGCCGGAGAGCACCACCGCACTATCGGCCGCCAGCTCGGGCCGGCCCGGCAAGGTCAACGACAGCGTCGCCTCGCCGCGGGCAAAGGCACCCAGCTTGGCCTTTGCCGCCCGCTGGGCTTGCTCGGCATCGGGGTAGGTGCGCCTGAGGGTAAAGACGGGTTCGCCGGCGCCGGTGTTGACGCTGACCCGCTTGGCCTGATCGGTGTCGTGATACTGGGCGGTGACGGCCGGGTACTTGCCCCGTTCAGGCAGGGTGGCTCGCCAGCTGGTCAGGTCTTTGGCGCTGAGGTGAACCTGGGGCATGGCCTGACCGCTGGGGGTGACCAGCGCACCGGTTTCGACAAAGACGAGCGCACCGCCAGCCGGTTTGGCCGTCGCTCCGTACTGCCGGGCGAGCCGCGTCACCAGATGAATGTCGCTCTCATCGGTTTGGTCGACGTGAGCCACTTCGATGCGGGCCAGGGCCACGCTGATGCGCGGCGTGTAGCCGTGCTCGCCCGCAATGGTGCTGACGATGTCGCCCAAGGTGGTCTGATACCAGGCGCGGGTTTTGGGGGCTTTGAGGGCCTGGCGAAAGTCAGCGGCTCTGGCCCGAATCGTCATCACCTGGGGCGGCCCTTCGAGGTCGAGTTCATCGACGGTGTAGGTGCCCATGTGCACCAAGCCGGCATGCTCATAGCCGAGCTCGACGCGAAGCTTGGCCCCGGTGCGCGGCAGGGCCAGCCTGCCGTCCCGGTCATCGAGGGCGAGTTCCAGGCTATCGGATTCCATGCCCGCTTCATCGCTCAGGCGCAGCGACAAGAGCCGGTCTTGGACCTGGGCGGTGAGGTCTTGGCCATCGGCTTGGATGCGGAACCGGGGGGTGCTCATGGCTCATCAGTCCCAGAGTTTGATGGTGGTGACAGTTGCCGGGGTGACGAGTTCCGGCAACGTGATGACGAGATTGCCCGGCAAGATGGGGCCATGCTCAGCCAGCCCCGGATTGGCATCCAGGACCGCCTCGACGGCTCCTGCCGTGGTGCCGTAGTGTTTCCAACAGACCCAATCGAGCACATCATCTTGTCGGGTTCGGTAGGTGGAGCTCATGCGTCACCCTCCTGCGGATCGGTCTTGGGCGAGGGTGGGATAGGGCGGCCGTAGAAGGCGCCAGGTTCATAGGCATCGACCTGATCGGCCCATGAATGCCTGAGCTTGTCGCGATCCGAGAGGATGCGGCCCACGGTCAGGCCCAAGATCAGGCCCATCGCAAACAGGGCCACCAGGCCATACCACCGGATGCCAATGAGTCCTTGAGCGGCACAGACGATCACGGTTGTCTCTTCCATACATGACTCCACTTGACGTTACTCTGCTTGCCACTGGGCCAGGTAGTCGCGCCAGGCCATCTTGGGCAGGCCGTGTTTGGGCCATCTGGGATGACTGTGGATGGCTTCGAGAGCCGGCGGAAAGTAGGGGTCCTGGGGATCGATCCGGAAGTCGCGGCCGTAGACCGAGCCGCCCAGGCCGCGGCCGCTATCCATGTCTGAGCCCATCAAAAACTCATTGGCGAGCAAGGCAGCCGGCGGCAGGCGGCCCTCGTCGGCGCGCCTGCGAAGGGCCGCGAGGTGATCGCGGATATCTTCGAGCACGGCCTGCAGGTCGCCCAGGGTGTGGCCACCGGTGATCTCGTCGATGAGCAGTTGTTCGTCGGTATACGGTTTCGGCATGGGTTATCCTCCATTGGCTGAAACATCCGGACTGGCGGTGTGGGTGATCCCCCAGCCGCAGAACTCGGTGACCCCATCGCTGAGCCGATGGGCCGGTTGCCCGTTCACCACCACATCGGCAGAGCCCTGCACACACAGATTGACCGCACAGTGCGGGCAGGTGTGCTGGGCGATGTCGACAAAGGCCCGGCTGGCGCCACGGTCGCCGGCCTCGACGTCTGAGCTGCCGCTTGAGCGGTAGCCGATGAGGACATGGGGGCAGCAGGGCAGGCCGTGGCTGCCGATGCCTAAGGTCATATCCCAAGTTCGGCTGAGTAGGGGCATGCTTACGTGTCCTCTCCATAGCGTTGCAGACTAAGGGTAAAGGTCATCTTTCGGGGGATGCCCTTGGGTAAAAAATGGCTCTGGCTTTCTTCAATCTGGGTGATCACCCACTGACCCCGCACCTGACCGAGGCCGTCGACGAGCAACAGCGGCTCGCCCCGGGCGGCCATCTCGCGCATGGCGTCGAGCTGGCCGAGGCCGCCCCGGAACGCCGGGTAGATGACGCCGTCGAGCGTGAGCGTTTCCGTGCCCGGGCCGGTGAACTGCAGAGCTGGCTCGCGGGCCAGGCGCTCTTGCCCGGGCCAGCGGTAGGCACTGGTGCGTTGCAGCGTTTGATAGGCCGCGGTGTCGACGGCAAAGCGAAAGTCACCTAAGGCCAGCATCGTTTGGGACATGGTGGCTCCTTCCTTTACAACGACCCCAGTTGGGCACCATCGCCGTCATGCAAGGCGCCGCGCCGGCCGGCCTGCCGCCGGCGACCCAGATCCTCGACGACCTTGCGGATGCGGGCTTCTAAGGCGCTGCCAATGGCCTCAGCATCTTCCTTCGTTTGGGCCTGAATGGTCATACCGCGCATGTCAATGTGGATGCCGCCGCCAGCTGCACCCTGGGCCAGGGGTTGCAAGGGAGCGGGCGCTGCGGCCTGGCCCAGGAACGCGGCCAGCTGCGAGCCGTGCGGTGCCCGGGCTTGGGCGAAGCTGTGCGCCTCCGGGCTGGCCTGAGCCAACACCCGGGCCAGGGGTTCGGTGAGGCGGGCCGCGCCCTTGTCCACCCCCTCGCCCACGGTTTTGACGAGTTGCACCCCGCTGTGGGTTAAACGCGACAAGGGGCCGATCTTGGCATCGGATTTGGGCAGGTGGTCGCCGACCTCGCCGAACACACTCTTGACACTGCCCACCACCCAATCCTTGCCCGCCTTGATGCCGCTGCCCATGGTCTTCATCATCTTCTTGCCGCGGCTCAGCAGATCGAGTTTGTCGAGCAAAGAGGCAATCTTCTTGGTGGCCCACGAGACGCTCTCGACCAGGGTGGTGAGCGGGGTCATGAGCCACATAAAGACCTTGCCCAAAGCGAAGCCGGCCGCTTTAAAGGTGTGCATCGTCTGGGCACCGCTATCGGCCGGGGTGATGAGCCCTTTGACGAGGCTGCCGAGCCAGCCAAAGACGGTGCCCAGCTCGCGGAACACGCTGAGGGTGTTGGGTCCCAGGGAATCCTTGATGCCGTCCCACACCCCGGCAAAAAACCCCTTGATGGGTGTCCAGAACTTGATGATGAGCAGCGCCCCGGCCGCAATGCCCGCGATGGTGAGCCCCACCGGGCTCACGAGCGCCGCCAGCGACATCGCCTTGAACCCCGTAATGACCAGGGGCATCGCTTTGAGGGCTAATCCCTTGAGCCCACTGACACTGAGCATGGAGGCGGCTTGCAGCTTCACGGTGGCGGCGCGTTGCATGAGGGTGGCCGCCCGCATTTTCCACAGATCGCGAGTCACCTTGAGGGCACTGGGCTGAAGGGCATCGAGCGCTCCCTTGCCGGCCATTCAGGCATCGGAGAACAGAGTGCCGGCGAACCGGGAGCCGAGAGCGGCGATCTTGAAGCCGACCATGGTGATGGCGGCCAGCCCCACGGCCTTGGTGAGCAGCGGGAATTGCTCGGCCACGCTGGTGACGACATCGGCCACGTGGCCCAGGAAAGAGACCGCGGTCTTGAGCGGCGGCAAGAGCTGCGAGCCCACCGTGATGGCGAAGCGTTGGGCTTGATTCTTTAAGATTTGCAGGTCGTTGGCGGTGGTCTTGGCTCGGACTTCGTACTCTTGTTGGGCACTGCCGGCAAAGTTGGCTTCCTTGCCCACCAGCTTCAGGGCCTTTTTGTAAACGTCGAGCGAGCCTACCAGCTTGGCCACATCGTCGGCATACTCGGCGCCGAACAGGTCCGCGAGCACCCCGATCTGATCGTCGGATTGTTTCACCGTCTCCAAAAAGCTCAGCAGGGTGCCCTGGGCATCGTCTTTCATGCCGCGCTTGAGTTCCGAAGCGGACAGGCCCAGGGTGCGCAGGGCCTCGGCGAGGCGCTCGGGTTGCTTGTCGGCCGTGGCGAGCTTGCTGATCAGGGCATTGATGCCGGTGGCGGTCACTTCCGGAGGGGTTTTGAGGGCTAAAAACGTGGCCCCCAATGCACCAATCTGTTGCCCGCTAAACCCGACGAGCTTACCCAGCGAGCCGGCTCGGGCGGTGACCCGCAGAATCTCGCCGGCGGTGGCATCCATATTGTTGGACAAGTGGTTATAGGAGTCGGCCACCAGCACCGCTTGCTCCTGGTTGAGCCCGAAGATGGAGCGCAGCCCGCTCATGGCGGCTCCGGCCTGAGCCCCGCTGAGATCAAAGGCGACACCGATCTTGGCCGCATCGCGGCTGAACTGCACGATCTCTTTGCGGTGGATACCGGCCCGGCCCGCTGCGGCGGCAATGTCGCCCAGGCCGGTGGCGGCCATGGGAATGCGCTCATCGGTGGCCAGTTTTAAGAGGGCATCACCCATTTTGTGCAGGCCGTCTTGGCTGGCAAAATTCGCAGTTGAACT